TTTAGAGTCTTATGCCGTCGCGCATCGGTCGCCCACTTGGCATGTTTTGCTTGTGGGTTTTTGTCGCTCCGCGACGAAAAGATTTCTGAGAGGTTCGTTTGCTCATTCTGCGTCTGCGCATTTCGTCTCCTTTGTTGTTTTGACTGACATACTGTCAGTCCGACCAGTTACATCAAGTGGAGAACTGGTCGGTGGGCCCCAAGCCCTTCAGGGACGTGAGCCCCCGGAGAGTTTTTAGGAGCTCTTTTTGGTTTTCCAACGCAAAGCGTTGGATTTTGATTGAGAGCCTTAGAGAGTCTTTTAGATCCTCGAACGGCGCGTCACTCGTCTTTTTTGAGCTTCTTTTTGGGTTCGGGCTCAGGAGTAGGCGCGGGAGTGTCCTTTGACGCGGCGTTTTTTGCATTTTTTAGTGCCTCTAAGGCTTTTTCGTTAAGCAAACCGAGTTTAGCCATCTCTTCTCGGTTTGAAGGGTTTGTAGCGAACTCGAGGAACTTTTGCGGATCGTTCGCAAAGCGATCTCGAGTTCGCGCAGAGAGTGCATTGAATTGAGAGTTAGCATGGATGATGAGATTTTGAGCCTCTTGAAAGTCAAGAGGGTTGGAGAAGTCCCCGTACATAGGGTTCTCTTTAATGAGGCCAGGTAGCTGGCCAGTTTTGTTGTAGCGGGCCAGGAGATGATTGATGTCGCACTCCTCTTTGAAGTGCTTTTGAACTCTGGAGCCTGTGCCCGTGTGGAGGACGACGCGTAAGCGTCGTCCGTCTGGGATTTTTTCAACTCGCTTAGGGAGTTTTTTGAAGATTTCTGGTTGTTTTTTTTCCATTTAGGTTTCCTTGTTTTATAGATTTTTTGTGCTCGTTGTTTGTGTGAGTAAGTTGTTAGCGCTTCCGCAAAGATTCTCGATAAGCGTCGCGCTGTTTTTGCATGATCCGATATTCCCTCTCCGAGGGCCCCTGGCCTGATCGGCCGCGAAGGTAGTTCATGGGATTGATTGATTGAAGAGCGTTGCTGAAGGTTCCTATGCCTTTGTCTACCCGATGTTGTAAGCGATCGTATTTGACCCAGTCTTTATCGATATCAGCGGTCCTTTTTCGGAGTTCTGACTCTGAAACACTTGCAGGAAGCTCCGCTTCCGCTCGCTGATTCTCGATGACCTGTCCTTTCGTTCGCTCTACAAGATTTTGGGCTGACCAATCGGCCACCGCAGCTTCCGCTCGGTTTTTTTGAGTCGCAGCTTCTTGAAGTGCAAGCTGCGAATGGGTTGCGTCTAGTTCGTTTTTAAACCGCAACGTGTCCATAGCAGTGGAGAGGCCTCTGGAGACGCCCTCTTTCAGGGCGTCTCCTGGCGACGGAGCGTCCAGTGAGACGTTCGCCGCTGACCCGGAGGGACTAGAAGCCCCCCCTTTCATGATTGCCAGCATTGGATTGATACCGGCTTTTTTCATGTCCTCTGTTGCACGCTGATAAGCGGAGTTGGACATGGACTCTTGGAATTGTCGATTTTTTTCGGCTTCCGCTCGATTGAATTCTATGGTTTCGCGGTTAGTTTCTCGTTGAGCTTCTGCATTTTGCTGATTGCCTAAATAACTGGCAATCCCTGATGCCGCAGAAGTTCCAGCCGCGAAAACATTCATCCCGCCTGTCGCTCCAGCCATCATTTCTAAGAGTCCCACAAAGCCTCCTAGAAGTGGTCAATTAGTCCCGGTACTCCGTACACGGGCATGGGACGGGCGCAGTGGAGCTGGAAGTAAGCGTCGTACAGGAACTCCGGTTCATCGGGAGTTGCCACTACCCGACTAACGGGTGGTGTGTCCTCGATGAACCCGTCGAGGAGCTCCGGAAGGGATCCGAACTCTTGGGCGAGATGCCAGATGTCCAGGGATCCGGAGGCTGTCGAACGGAACTTGCCGGTGATGACACTCGGTTTGTAACGATACTCTGCGTATCGTTCCTGGTATCCGAATACATCGGCGTTCTGTTCTCCATCGTCCACGCAGTAGATTTCCTGGTTTAGCACGGCCTGTTCACCGATGTGGCTAAGAGCGGGCCAGTAGAAGTCCCACCGGGTTTGTCGAGACCACATTCGGTTGAGTCCTTGCTGATAATTTAGATCTGCGCGGACAGAGACAAGACCGAGAATTAAGCAGTGTTCAGTGAAAGATTTCGTGAAACCGTGCCCGCTCGCGGACATAATGCCCATCGCGGCTAGGTTTCCTTGTGGCGTGGTTGTTCCGGGGGTTGCTGGCGAGTTTGAGGTTTGGGCGATTGGCGTGACCGTAATAGGTGTAGAGCCTCCGCCCAAGTACTCCGGCCGTTGCATACGAGCGTCTGGAGAAACCACGCCAAAATGCGAGCGAATAATTTCAGTGTAGCGAGTGCCTCCACGTGCGTCCCTTTCATAGAGTTTTTGTATCTGAAACGCCTGACGTAAGGCGTTAATCGTGGCCGCCGTGGCGTCCGCTAGATCTGCTTCTAACCCCCCCATGGGATCGAGAGAAAAGGGAACGCTGGCTACTCCGTCTTTGGCTTCCGGAATACCGTCCGTATTCGGAATGGCCAAAAAGACGTTGGAGCCAGAGTTAGCCAATACGTTGTTCGTTTCATTGTACACGTTCCACGCGTCTGCGTTAGACACACGAACAACAGGAGCGGTTTCTCCAAGCGGGAGTTGGACTGCTGGTCCTTTCTGAGGCCAGGGTAGACACGACGTAAAATAGTCGTGTCTTTTCCCACGCCGTCTCAGCTCGTAAAGTGTCGGGCTGTCAGGACCATTCGTCCTCGAGACCGTAAGAGAGTCTTGTATATTTTGATCCCGGAACCATTCATTCCAGATCAGATTGTAAGCCCGAAGAGGTAAGGCGCTGTGTTGAATCGACGGTATCCCCGTCGGGAGACCCATATAATCGAAAATAGACCCGACGGCGTATCCCGTCACGCTTGTCGAAGTAATGTAGGGAATAAGGAAGTCCGTGTCGTCCCCAGGATCTGTTTGCTCTCCGTTGAATTTCTGCCAGTTGTCCCAGAGCAAACGATACGGCACGGCGAAGAAGAATGAATCGCATCGGAGGTTGTCCATGAACGGCACGATCGGAGTAGCGAGACGTGCAAACTGAGTCATGTTCAGTTTGAACGTGTCGCCGGGAAGTGCCTCGTCAAGAAATACGGGGACGAGATATCCCGAATCGAATGTCGTTTTGTAGCCATGGCTACGATCAAACGACGAGCGTGGGATATCTGCTTTCGGGACCTGGGAGAAGAGGTGCTTCATTACAGATTTCATGAGTTTCCTTCCGCTGTATTCATTTCATTCATTCGCTTCTGCGCCGTCGATACAGAACGCGAATTAATATATTCTAAGGCAGGTCCGATGGGAATGGGAACTCTTTCATTAGTGAACATCGCTGTTTGATCGTCCCATTCCCCTATCTCAAAGAGGGTGTAATCCTCAGGGTGTTTGTTGAAATTTGTGGATGGGTCGTTAACGACGTCCAACCAGCCTCGCAAGGCTTCCCCTTTCGTAATCATAAGGAATGGTTTTGCGTAGGCTCCAATTTTAACGTCGTATACCGTAAACACTTTCAACTTCATCGTTCGTATCCTCTAGTTAATCGAGAAAGTCTCTCGTATTGAATGAATTCCTTATCTCTTAGCCGCTCCGGCAAAAATTTGTCAACATTTTTTGCCTTATTTAGCTGTCTTTTTGCTGCGACCTTTTTTGCGGTTAATTCATGCTCTTTTTGAAGCTGATTTAGATAGTACTTCGCTGGTTGCATTTTCACTCCCCTCAAGACGACGAAGTCGTGAGGGTAACAGTCTGTTTTAAACCGCTCGTACCATCCGTGACCGATCCCGGGACGTCGAGACATTGTGGTGTACTCTGGCTCTATGTTGTAAATCTCGCCTGTCTTCTCGTCCTCTCGGGTGTAGTGAAATTGAGCGTGAGGTCCCGTGATTTTTTTCGTGATATAGCGAGCCGCATACGCGGCAGATTCGAACGTGACCTCCCCGATAGTGCTCCACCCTTTGTCCCACAACCGGCCCAGTTTTTCCGAAGTGTAATACGGAATTTCGTTCACGGTTTTCCATAAGATTTTATCAGGGAAATCGTGACCGAAAATGCAGGCGTGATAGTGTGGGCGGTTGTTCTCGTCGCCATACTCGCCGCAGTGAAAAAAACGAATCGTTTTTTCTCGGTTGTGCCATCGTAGATTTTTCATGAATTTCTGAAAATCCTCTTTAACCAATGACCCCGACTGAGGCACGTTCTCCTCGTCGTAGGTGAGGGTGATGAAGGAATTTTCAGAATGAAGCTTGGATTCGTGGTAGCAGCGCATCGCCCAGACTCGAGATCTCTCTAGTCTGCAGCCGATGCATTGCCCGCAAGGCAGTTCGATCGGGAGGTCTTTGTACCCGTCGTTCGCGTTGAAGACAATGCTTCGCTTTCCCGACGGGTTCACCGAGCGA